TTAAAGGGTGACAGGAGTGATGGAGTTCCAAACTTCCTATCGCCAGATAATACTTTTATAGATGAATTGCGTCAACGTCCAATTTCAAAAAAGAAAATTGAAAATTGGATAACTCTAGAACCAGAAGATTTCTGTTCAGAAGAGATGATGAGAAATTATCAACGCAATAAAACACTGATTGATTTGGAATGTATTCCTAAACGCTTGAGTGAGGATATTCTAGTTGAGTATCGTAAACCACCAAAAGGTGATAGGTCTAAACTACTAAATTACTTTATAGACAAACGATTGAGAAATCTTATGAACGACATTGGAGACTTTTAATATGGTTCAAGACACATATACCCCACTTCTATCAGAAGTGTTGAAGAAAGTTCACAACGCAAAGACTAAGGAAAAGAAAGTAGAAATCCTTAGACAATATGATTGTGAACCACTAAGGATGGTTATTAAATCATCTTTTGACCCAAATGTAATTTGGGCATTGCCTGCTGGTGAAGTTCCTTTTACTGCAAATGAAGCAGAAGAAGGAACAGAACACACTGTGCTGAGGAAGGAAGCAAGAAAATTATACAACTTTGTAAAGGGTGGTAATGATTCACTTGCTGGTTTCAAGCGAGAGAATATGTATATTCAAATGCTTGAAGGACTTCACAAAAGTGAAGCAGAACTGCTGATTGCGGCAAGAGAAAAGAAATTGCATCAAATATACAAAGGACTTTCTGCTGCAGTTGTTAAAGAAGCATTTGGTTGGAATGACCAATATTATAAATCGGAGTAAAATATATGGCTTATAAACTATCAAACCGTTCACTAGAAAAACTAGATGGGGTTGATGAAAGACTTGTAGAAGTTGTAAAAAAGGCAATTGAATATACTGAAATTGATTTCGGTGTAATTCAAGGGCTAAGAACAGTAGCAGAGCAAGAAGCTCTGGTTGCTAAGGGAGCATCCCAAACTATGAAGTCTAAACATCTAGAGGGTAAGGCAGTTGACCTAATGGCTTATGTCGAAGGTCGTGGTTGCTGGGAACTCAATGTTTATGATGAAATTGCTGATGCAGTGAAAAAAGCTGCACAAGAATGTGGTGTCCAAGTCCGCTGGGGCGCTGCATGGACTGTGCCAGATATTCGTGATTGGGATGGAACTATGGAAGAGGCAATGAATTCATACATTGACACTCGTAGGGCGGAAGGGCGCAGGCCATTTATTGATGCGCCACATTTTGAATTAATGGATTAAAATCTATTGACTTTTAGTGACTAATCAGTTACTATAAAAGAACTCGGCAGGGGCGGCACCTCTCTCTCAACTCTCTCTCAGCTGCTCTTGCCGGGGCTTGATGCGGGCATCGTATAATGGTATTACCTCAGATTTCCAATCTGATGACATGGGTTCGATTCCCTTTGCCCGCTCCATTTTTTAATGAAAAAGTAGTAAAACCCTTGATTTTCAAGGGTTTTTTTTGTTAAAAATCTCTTGACTTGTTGTTAGAACAATGGTATCATATACATATGATGATGAGAAATAGAGGAAAAAAACCTATGAACTTTATTTTTGCCACTGGTGGAAATCGTTTCCAAAGAGACATTGCTTATAAAGTCGTGAGTGAAATGATTGACACTCTAATGCCTCGTATCAAAACATTTGAGATTGAGGTTAAAATCAGAAAATTCTCTAAAGAGGATGATGCGGTTGGTTACTGTAACATGTTGGACAATAATCGTGAATTTGAGATTGAGGTAAGTAGAGACTTAACCCTCAAAGATTTTGTTACTACAATATGTCATGAAATGGTTCATGTTAAACAGTATGCCAGAAAAGAAATGACTGACGATTTAGTTGAGAATGGTAATGCGGTTTGGAAAAGACGCAAAGTCAATCCTAACACAAAGTATTATGATTTGCCTTGGGAGAAGGAAGCATACCGTCTACAAGACAAGCTTGCTAAGAAAGTATGGGATGCAGATGTTCTCTAAAGAAATCAGAAATAGAATAAAGTTATCAGTAGCTGCTTATGCCTATGAGTATCTAGGTGAAACGATTATGTCAGACCATGAGTTTGATGAATTGAGTTTACAGATAAACCCTAATGAAGAAACTGGTAATAAAAAGATGGATGAGTTCTTTAAGAACCAATTTGCACCACATACAGGTATGTGGATTAGAACTCACCCAGAAGTTGAAAAACTGCATGAAATATACCAAAAATACTACAAAAAAACTATTGACATTTGATAACGAATCGTTTAATATTAATATGTAAAGTGAAAAGAGAGGATATATTATGAAACAAGTTGCTGTAATACATGCTGCGTTTGAAGAGACTCCTAGAACAGTTGCGTTTGTGGATGTTCCAGACGATATGCCTGTAATGAGTGCATTAGAATATGCATACAAGAGAACTAACAATATTGATGGTTCTTGGAGTAAAGGTAAAACCTTTGAATTCAAAGGTGAGACTTATGTAAATCCAGATTATAGTTCAGACGTTACTGTGATGTCACCACTTGAAGTTGTTGATGGTGTTGAGTATGGACTAAGATCGACTTCTGTTGGTGACCAAATGTTGTTGGGAACTGTGAAGTATAAAGTTGCCCCAATGGGGTTCAAGGCGGTGATATAATGAGTCACCCAATCAACGAACAAATCAAAGAAGATATCATGGACGAAGTTATGTCCATGACTATCGAAGAATTCCAAAATGTAATTGATAAAAGAAAGATTGCTGGGAATACAGTTGTTGACGAAATGGTTGACAATTTAATACAATCAATGTTTGAAGAAAGAGGTATATAATGGGTAGAGTAAAAGATATGTTAATGGATGTAGAAGATTTTGTTTATGATTTCTACACCAAAGAAGGTGAGTTGACAGAGAAACCAGAAGTTATTGTTAAACTTGCAGTCAAAGAGTTTGGGCCATCATTTGGTGAGTATGCTAAAGAGGTTCTTGAAGAATCATCTGACATGGAGCCACATTGGGATTGGAACAAATCTGTTTCTCAAAACCTAGTTGGGTTTGAGATGACAAATGACAAGATCCCTTTTTAGTATGATGTTTATTATGATGTTGGGTGGTTGTTCTGCAATAGAAACTTCCACTCAAATCTATCAACTGTGCAAGTATCAAAATAAATGTCCAGTTGAAGTTTTGGGAGATTGGTTAAATGGTAAGTAGAGCTTTTGTGGGAATATTGATTGCTTCAGTTGCTGGTTGTCATCCAGCGTTTGCAAAACTTCCTTGTGACTACGATAAAACGGTAGAAACAAATTGGGTGCAACAAATCGAAAAGACTTCTAATATTGATAAGAAGGTTTTTCCGTATGTTGATGATACAAGAAAATGCATTATGAAGATGGATGTAACCATTGATGGGGAAACCTATCCTACAAATGGTGAGTATGTCTTTGGGCCTGATATGACAGAGAATGCTGCCTGTGAAGAAGCAACTCTAAAAGCGAAAAAGAAAATTATCACTCAAGTATCACCAGAAATTTTAACTGCAAAGACAGAGATGAACTGTTCGACAAACCCACAAGAAACTGTGCAAGTTGTCGAATCTCTTCCACAAGAAACTGTGATTGAGGGCGAAGTTATTGTCGAAACAAAAACTATTGACACTGCCCCCACTCTTATGGTAGAGTATAACCAGACTAGTATTATTGATGATATATTCACAATAAGAAATAAGTTGGTTGGGTTGGTTGATACACCTAGAAACAAACCATTCCTAGACCCTAGGCAACCTAGATGCGTTGCAGATTGGAAGAATGGCGGAAGGTGGTGCCATAATTATGATTAAACTAATTATAGGAATTATCTTGGGTATTGTTCTGATAACATACTACCCACAGATAGGGGAAGTATTGACTAATATTTTTGTTGATACTGGTATGCGTGACGATCTAATCAATCTATTAGAAGGGATATAAAATGAAAAAGATCATGTTAATTGGAGCAACTGCAGCACTACTTGGTGCTTGTAGTAATACTCCAAAGGTGGATACTCTATCAAGTGTTCCACCAAGTTCAATTGTAGATACAGAAGAATATATCTACAAATCAAGGGTAGTTGAAGAACAAATTGTTGAAGTGCCCGATTGGTTCAAGAAGATGCCAGAAAGTGAGACTGCAATCTATTCCACAGGAACAGCTGCGACTTCTGATTTACAGTTGTCGATTGATCTTGCGGTGTTGAATGCAAAGACAACACTTGCCGACCGAATCAATGGTCGTGTTCGTTCTCAGACCAAAACTTTCGTTGCAAAGATTGGTAATGAGGATATCGGTAGTTCAGTCCTATCAGAAGTTGAGAAGGCGACAAAGAACATCATTGCAGATGTAGATGTTGCTGGATACAAAGTTTATGATACTGAGATTGTTGCAAATGGCCCAGACTATCGTGCATATGTATTGCTCGAATATTCTGATAAAGAAGCAAACAAGATTATCATGAATCGTCTGCGTAAGGACAGAATGTTGCTATCGAAAATCAAATCCACAAAAGCGTGGGGAGAACTAGATGCATCTGTAAACGAACAGCATGAAAATGATGCACTAGAATCAGAAAACAACATGAAAGTGCTTACTCAATGATAAAAGAATTACTGCTATCTGCTTTAACTTTGACAAACCCAACTTATGACCTTTCACAAGGTCAAATGGAAGAGTTTAAACTACAAGAAACACAATGTCTTGCAGAAAATGTATATCATGAAGCGAGAAATCAGCCGCTTGCTGGGCAGATGGCAGTAATCTCTGTAACTATTAATAGGGTAAATGATGAAAGGTTTCCTAACACCGTTTGCGAAGTAGTCAAACAGGGCCCAACACGACCTAGTTGGAAGGGCACTGGTGAGATGATTCCAATTCGCCATAAATGTCAATTCAGTTGGTGGTGTGATGGTAAGTCAGACACCCCTCATGATAAATTTAAATTTCAAGAGATTTATGACTTGTCACATGAGGTAGTTTATGGTAATATAAAGATTGTTGATATTACAGAAGGTGCAACACATTATCATGCAGACTATGTGTTACCAGATTGGGCATCAACTAAAACCAAAACAATTGAAATTGAAGATCATATTTTTTATCGGTGGGATTGATGAATATATTTTATCTGCATTCAGAACCTAAAATTTGTGCAGAGATGCATTGTGACAAACATGTTGTCAAAATGATTATTGAATATGCACAACTTATGTCTACTGCACATCGTGTATTGGATGGAGAAGAATATTATGGTTTAACTAAGAATGGACGCAAAATCAAAAGATGGAAACTCAACAATCCTGCTTTTGAAGAAGGGTTGATGAAGGCATCTCATGTCAATCATCCATCCAACATTTGGGTTCGTTCTAGTAACAACAATTACAATTGGTTATATTGTATGTGGAAAGAACTATTACAAGAGTATACTCACAGATATGGTAAACGTCATGCTTGTGAGAAATACGATGAATTTCTAAGGTATCCACCACTGAATATACCAGTTGGATATAAGACTCAACCTACACAGGCAATGCCTGATGATGTAAAAGTCAAAGGTGATTCTATAACTGCATACAGAGATTACTATATAAAGTATAAAGTAGATTTTGCAAGGTGGACTAAGAGGGAGATACCGAATTGGTATAATGGATAACATGTTACATAAAATTAGCGATTTGTGTGATAAGATCAACACAATCAAGGACACAGCGGACAGACTTAGAGTGTTGAAGTATAACACTCCAAAAACGCCC